GTAAATCCTTTTTTTCTGCAAACCATTTAGGTATTTCAAAATCAACTTCGTGTCCTTTTTTTGGTTCTTCAAAATAATCACAAAGGCTGTTTGGTATCCAAATTTCATCACCATCTATAGCCAATAAATTAGCTTTATAGGAAATTATAAGTACAACTCCTGTGAATTCTAAAGATTCATTATCCATTATTTAATTTTTCCCATTCTTCATAAAAATTACGACCAACCCAAAAATCGGAAAATTTTATATTCTCACCCCGTTCATAGTAATCTAAGATATCTTTAAGATAGGTATATAATTTTTCCGGGTAAACCGTTTTAGTATCTTCCAGAAAACACAAACAAAATGCTACCACAGATCCAACGTGGATATCGGTTTTGGTTTCAGCATCAATGTTCATAATTTTTCCAAATTTTTCAAGGTAAATCGTAACTTCATCTTTGTTGTCAGAAAAAAAGTTAGGATCATCCACATATAATTGTTTAAGACTCCAATCAACAATTATTGCTACTTCCATAAAACGCCGTTTCAGTCTACCCGGTTTTAATGGGTCAGCTAAAAAATCTTCCATCGATCTGAGTATGCCTAATTCTGACGCTTTCATAAGTAATTTGTGGGATGCTTTCATTTATTATATTCCTTTAACTGTTTCTTAGTCATTTTTTTACACTGCACTGTTATAGTGTGTTTTGCTTTACTTAGGGCGCAACTGGAAGGATTTCGACAATTGCCATCTCTTTCGGAATCATGTTCATGTGGTATCCCATGAAAACATTTGGTTAAACAGTGTTGGCTTTTCAGTTTTGCAGAACATATGATTATCATTTTTTATACCTCATCATAAATACAATCGTACTACTTATTAATAATTTTGTCAACAATTTTTATTTAAGATGCATAATGAATATCAAATCCAAGATGCCTCATGAATCTAACTAAATCATCAGTGTCAATTATTGTCCAACCTCCAACTCCACTTGCATTACCAAACAAGAATTCACCATTATCATCCCCATCCTCATGATTATAAATAATTTCATTATCGTTTGCATCACAGGCAAAATGAATACCTTTTCTATCGTTTGTTATTTTTCCCATTTTATCTCCTTTTTATATAACTATTTTTTTTAATATTAATAAAAGCCCATCGTCCAATTGTAGAATTACAACAATTAAAATCAGGAGTGCATTCACCAAAAATTGGATCATGTATAGCAATCCCAAATATCCATAATATTTTTTGAATAAATTTTACTACCCGTAATAAGATCATAACCCTTTTAGAATATACAGTAATATAATTAGTAGTCCCATCAAATTTAATACCGTGTTTTCCTGTATAATCTGGAGTTATATATCCATCGACAAGATGTCTTTGTTTATACGGGTATAATTTTGTTTTTTTTATTGTTATTTTTTCCATTTTATCTTCTTTTTACATCTTTTAAAGTATCTGTATTTGATCTATCAGGGCGTAATTCCAAATTTCTTGGAAGATATAACGAATAAATTCCCGGTCTACTTTTATCTGTAATTAATCCTTCAAATTCAAGAGTGGCAACTTTCCCAATTCGTGCATCCCAATCAATATCAAAATGTTCATCATCTTTAAAACCACTGACAGATACTTTGATAAAACCGTCATCCGATTCCAATTGAACTGATCCCATGCATTTTGCAAATCTTGTATCTTCTTTCCCATATCTCCATCCTGTAATTCGGAGTTCTATATCGGAAACATTTTTCATTTTTATCATGTCCGGGGAAGTATGATCTTTCCATTTTGCAATAAGGTTTTTTACAATGGCCCCTTCTTTTCCTTCGTTTCTTAATTTATGATAGAACGTTTCGGCCTCTTCCAATGAATAAACTATTTTAGAACGTATTTGTCCAAGGAGTTGTTTATCTCCCATTTTATTGATAAATTTTTTGACTCGTATGAATCTATATTTATAAGCGATTTCACTTTTACCTGCAAAAAATTGATCATATGGAGTAGCATCCCATAATTTAATGATGGCGCATTTTGAATCTTTTGGGTCTGCCGTATTTTGTATGCATGAATTTAGAATTCCATTTCCGGTTTTTCTAGGTAAAATTTTACCATTTTTTTCGATTAATAATTCTCCCATGTAGACAGCATTTCTATACTTTTTGGGAGTTTTTTCAAGAAATTTGTTAAGGTGGTCTAATTGGTGGACAACATTTCCATTTCGGGATCTTAATAGTACACCTCCTTTTTTATCAATGATAACATTAACAAACATACCATCGGCTTTTTCTTGAGCAAAGGCTCCCTGGGAATAATTAATATTTCCCATTTTCTTTTGGGTATGACACCTACAATAAGGCATGAGAAATACTAAATTGGGATATGCTTTATTAATTGATTTTCCACCAATGCCACATTTGGCATCTTTATTTATTATTTTTCTAACCACTTCATAGGTTTCTTTATCAATAGAAGCCAATTCAGATAGTTGATCTTTATCCACATTAGTGGCCCCTTTTTGGTTGGCCAGTTTATCAAGAAATTTAAATAAATTTTCTTCCATAAATAATGAGTTTACAGGAGAACCACTAAACTTTGATAACTTATTTACTTTGAAGTGTTTTGAATCATCATACATAAGCTTGATAACATGCTTAAATTTCTTATCTGTGAGATATTCAGTCAAAAGAGCTACTTTAGCATTGGTTGAACTTGTTTCTTTAATATTTGACAGTTTTTCATGTACTGTTTTGAGACTGATCATTTTGTATCACCTTTAAATTTTAATACATTACCATATTAATTAATCCATATCTTCTTTTATTTCCCCGTATTCGTTTAAACAACATAAAAATCTATTTTTAATCCAACCTCTTTTGCCATTTTAAATCCTATCGAATTTGAAATTGCCCATCGTTCCGCTTTTCGTTTTGATATCTCAATGGTTACAATGCGTTTAATTCCAGATTGAATAATATTTGTCATACATCTACTACAGGGAGGCATAGGATAAACATACAACGTACTATTATACACTTTCCCCCAATCAGCAAATAAAATTGCATTTGTTTCGGCATGTATTACTTTTTCATATTTTAAATTTCGATCATGATAATTTGAATCATCAACCCCACGAGGATAACCATTATAACCAAGACTTACAATTCGATTTTTTGTATCGGTTATAACGGCTCCACATTTTGTACTTGGATCTTTTGACCATGTTGAAATGTGCTTTGCCAAGTCAAGAAATCTTCTATCCCATTTAGCTTGTGCCATTTTTATACCACCACTCGTAAATGCGCTTTTAATTGAGAACTTCTCATCACATTCAACTCTTGTCTACGTACCATTTCTTTTCTTATTTCCTCTTGGCGTGGAGCTTGTCTATCTAACGCCATATTTAAAATATCATCCATGCTTGCAGGTTCCAGATAGATTTCATTTTCCACCCGTTCAATTTTTCTAAAATGGGCAAAGTTATCTAAATGTCTTGATTCGGTTTTTCGATACATGGGTCTTGCATCAATAGGATTAAATTCCTGCGTATATGTTTCAACATTATTCGGTATCTGTATAATTAAATCAGAAGCAAGTTGGCAACCGAATACAGGATACTTAATGGCATTATAGGAATCGTACCTACGGAAAAAATTAAAATCGACAAAATCACTTAGTCCACGAACATTTAATTGTTTATGACGTATAGCAATAGCCATTCGATTACTGCGGATATCTTGATTCGCAGAAAGTTCCCATCCATTATTTTGTAATTCATAGGTGTTACTTTCCCAACCATTCCAACGTAAACGTAATGGTTGAGAAAGTATATCAGGATTACTCCAACTCATGGCCTAATTCCAATTTGATTTCTGCAATTTCTCTGTTGATATTGTTTAACAGGAGTTGTGCCTTTTTTTGTTCCCGTAATTTATCAATCAGTTTTGTTTTTGCCTTTTTTAACATTTCTTTGTAAATTTCCTCTTCGGCTTCTTTGATTACCCTGTCAACAAGTTTGTTCATTGGTGTTACATTTTCCATTTTACTTCTCCTTTGTTATTATTTTATATCCCATAATTAGGATACAGGTCTTTTTAATGTTATCTCTATTTCATCATAAATGCTATCATTATAAATATGATTTTTAGCGGGTTCTACTAATATTTCGGGTTTGTTACGATGCATATTTTTAATTTTAAGAGTGGCTCCCGTAATTGAATACACAATTCTCTCGATTTGGGACAATAATTCCTGTTTTGAGTTATGGTGTGTATCATGATTATATATTGTAACCCATGTTCGATAATTTAATGAATGCATGATGAAACTTAATGCTAATAAATAAGTTCGTCCACTGCCTCGTGGTCCCATAGGGTTAGTTAACCATAAAATAGTTTCAAGCTTGGTCTTTTGTCCTTTTGGTAATTCAATTTTAAATTCCTTCATAGTTTTTATATTTCCTTAAAATTTAAGACAATCTTCCGTAGAAAGCATGTCAAGCATATGTCCAAATAATACTTCCGGTGGGTAATCCGAAAATTTAAATTCTTGTATACTTGGGACATCAACACTCCATTGACCACTATGATACCGAACAATCATAACCAGTGTTTCATATTCGGAATCTGTAAAATGTTTCATTAAAAACTTCCGATTTGTTTCTAATTTATCCGCCATCATTTTGTCATGGTTGTTTGTTGTGTGGGGATTAGTTCCTTTTTCCCCATATTTTAATAAGTCGTGTAGTATTATTCCAATTAAAATTGCATCATTTTGTGTTGATAATTTTGCATGTCCAAACAACCTAATAATTTTTGTGGCTGCGTAAAACATACCAAATGTGTGTTCTATGATTGAAGGCACTTCCCCGTTAGCTTTTTGATGATATTTGCCAGTTGATGATGATGGTCTATCCCATATATCCGGTAAGCCATTTTCAATTTTTAATAATAATTTGAAGCCCTTATCCGTTAAACTTTCTTCGGCTAAATCAAGTAACCTATCAACATAATTCATTTAAATTCCTTTATTTACTTTTAAAAAATTCTGGTTTAATTCCAAATTCGTCGTAAAGTTCCGCTAATTTTTTATTTAATTTTTGTCTTGGTTGTTTTGTTTTTCTTTTTTTAGTTGGTTTGGAATATACATATTGTAATGGTTTTCTATTTGGATATTTTTTTATGTATGCAGTTGCCAATTTTTTAAAATTACGTATGGTTAATACCGGTTCTTTTATCTTTTCAGAGGGGTGTATATAGGGCAAATGCTCTTGTTCAAGATATTTGGCTACCCTTCTAAGTATGTGGGGTAAATCAATGATTTTGATACCATAACGCACACAATTATTTTCTGATTTTGCGAGAAAAATGTTACATGGGGAACAAATAACACCACGTACTAATCCTGAACCCTTAATTTTTTTCTTATGTGCGTGGTCAAGGCATGGAGTTTTGGGTTCTTTTCCACAAATAAGACATTTACCTTTTTGTTTTTTCAGTAGCCATTTCCGTAATTTTGGAACGTCACTGGCTTTTAATTGTCTTGGTGGTTTCCTATTTTTAAGAATCATTGATTCCCTTTTAATTTGAAATACCATGAATCCAATGCTCCTAAAATAGATTGCATATTAAATTCCTTGGCTATTTTTTCAATGTTCCGTTTACTGACCCTGTTCGGTTTTAAAGTAAATTCCGGTGTACCTTTGAATGGCAACCAAACTAATCGTTTATTCCTTTTAATAATTCTTTTGCCACTCTTACTTGTAATGGCCTGATAGCTTTTATAGTGGTTTGGTAATTCTCCTTTGCAATATAAAATAGCTCTTGTTTCTCCAACACCAGTAATACCTTTAACACTATCAGAAGTACATCCTCCAATTGCTTTTATATATTTCCAAGTTTTGGGTTTAATCTTATATCTTTTTATAAAATCAGTTTTGGTAAAAAATACATTATTTCGAGTAAGGAACATCGATACCCGATTTGTCAACAATTGGTATAAATCCCCATCATTGGAAGCAATTATTATTTCATCGTGTTTGTGTGTTTTACATATACTGGCAATGATATCATCAGCTTCTAATCCTCTAACTTTGAAATTATTTCTGTATCCTAATTTTGGTATAACGTGTTTTGTTACAATATCAAATTGTTTATATATTGCAGCGTCCAGTTTTAAATCCTGTTCGGTTTTATTTTTATGTCGTTGTTCTTTATATTCAGGATATATTTTTAATCTCAATGATTTCCGACTGTCTAAAGCAAAGACTATTATATTAGGTTGGGTCCTGGATATAATTAATTGTAATTTTAAAAGAAATCCATAAATGATTCCTGTTTTAATTTTGTTGTGGGTTAATCGCTTACCTAAACTATATTTTGCAGAATGCATCAGTGCCGAAGTATCCACTAACAATATGCGTTTTTTCATTTATTCCTCTTTTGATATCAGGGGAGAATTTAATTCCCCCCTGATTTAATTATTTAAATGCTAGTAATTTTTAGGAATTATTCCCATTCATCATCATCGTCATCATCATCGGCATCAAACATTTCTTCAATAATGGCCAGGCGCAGGTCTTTGATTTTCATGGACTTTTTAACGTCAAGATCATTGTCATCAATAAGGACTTTAAGTTCCGGTTTGGTCATTTTATTGATCCAATCCTCGGTGATGTCGTCATCATCATCCTCGTCATCATCATCCTCGTCATCATCATCCTCGTCATCATCATCCTCGTCATCATCATCCTCGTCATCATCATCCTCGTCATCATCATCCTCGTCATCATCATCCTCGTCGTCATCATCGTCATCATCGTCATCATCATCGTCCTCGTCTGCTTCTTTATCAACTGTTGAATCCAATTCATCTGTGACAAGGGCAACTTTTTCAAGTAGACTTTCATCCAGTTCTTCAAAAAGTTTAGTGAACAGTTCACTTCCGTCCTCACCATCTTTGATATTTTCAGCAATACCACCACCCACAATAATATTATTTCCATAGGAAGCGACTACCACAGTCCTGCTCATGCTGACAGAAACTCGTCTGTCCTTGATAAAAGCCTTTTCAATTTTTAAAACAGATGCTGATTTTTTTGTCTTGTCCTTAATTTTTTTACCCATTTTTGTATCTCCTAATATTTACTTTTTCGGTTTGGTTCTAAATCCTTTAAAACGGATTCATATGTTTCTTGGCACAATTGCCGTAATTCATGTTGTTTTTTATCATTGTCATCAAGATAATCAAGTAATTTGGCTTTACCTATTTTATCAGGTACAAAGCCTTTGGTATTTATACTGTTTTTCGGACCGCTCCAAGAACCTTCATCTACCATGAATGTTATACAAGAGTCCAAATCATCAATACCATAATTTCTTAAAATTGGAAAATAAGCCTCCCCTCTATCTCCCGTTAATTTATTTTTTGTTATTTTAGCTCGAACATCCGTTATTAAAATGCGTTTGCCTTTTTTGGTGGTCTTGGTACAGTCTAACCAAATTTCATGACAAGAATAGAATCTGAGTGCCTTTCCACCAGACCGCACTTTAGGATTAAATTTTGCCCCAAATCCTATATTATCCCGTGTTTGGGATATAATAAGCAATAGAGATTTTGTATCTTTCAAATCTTGTATTCTGTTTTTACAGAAATCTGAAAATATTTTTGCTTTGCCATCACCATATGATCCAACTATTTGATTACCTTTTTCTCGTTTTTTACGATTGTCTGTATCTTTTTCCAGAAATGCTTCGGATGTTAAAGCATCAAAGGAATCTAATACATAAATAAAAGGGATGTTCTCATTTAATGCTCTTGCAATCGCATCATTAAAATCTTCAATTGTCCTGCTCCGATATTTTAATTCAAGGCGTTTCAATAAAACATCCCCAAATAATTTACCTAGATCAAATTCATTAGCGGCCTCAACATCATCATAAATAAGCCTGTAATCATCAAATCTTGGATTAATTGAACATTCTGCAAGAGTTGAAAACGAAATAAGCGTTTTACCAGAACTACTATCCCCTATAAGATTAACCAGTTTACCAGCTTGAAATGCCCCTTCAATAGTACCGGAACATTCCAAGTTTAGGGTGGTTGATCCAGTGGGAATGAGTAAAACATCTTTTTTCTTTTGTGGTTTTTTCTTAACCACTTTTTTAAGTCCTTTTAAGACTTTTTTTAATTGTTTACTCATAATATATCCTTAAAACGGGATGTCAGCCTCTGGTATTTGTCGTTTTTTGTTTTTTGTTTTCAGTTTCCTGGGCGATTTTTTTGATTTGTTTTTCAGTTTTTTACCTGTCTTTTTGCGTTTCAATTTGGAAGTTTTTTTCTTTTCCAGTTTTTCTTCTCCACCATTAAAAGCCTTATCAATTTCTTCATAACTTGGATGCATGTGAACAATTTGATCAAGTGAAAAACTTCGATTCAAAAGTTTATCAGGAATTTTGCGTTCTCGATCAATCAGTTTATGTCCAATATAACGTGTATCCCTTCTAACTCCTTTATGTGTCCACGCAATTGACATCCCTTCATCATCATAATCAGAGAATTCAATATACCCTCCGCCCTTTGGGATTTTTGCAATTTCTTCAAGTTTTTCTTCCATTAAAAAATGAGAAGCATGGAAGATTTGAAGCCCCTTCTTTTCCTCTTCAACAGAATCATGAACCCACACAAGATAAATTGCCCGTCGTTTTGTTTTTACTCTTGTCCATTCATCTTTTTCAAGTTTGCCACCTTCTTTCATATACTCACAAATAGGGCATGGCAATCCGAAATTTTCATATGGACAAATAAAGGGCTGTTTCATATTCCCAACATTCATATGAACTTCCAAGTCAAGAATGTAGTCAAGTTCACCTTCCTCTGTAATTGGAGAATCATCTTCTCCAAAAGGCATATCGGGTCCGGCTCTAAACGGTATGATGTCAATAATATGTTCCCCTTCTTTTGAAACAAAGAAGTTTACTCCTGGAGGTATTCTGTCTTTTTTGAAAAAAGTTGGATATCGTCCAGATTGTTTAGGCGGCGCATTGTGACGTTTGCCTAATGATTTTTTCTTTTTTTTCATTCGTTCTCTAAATCCCATGATTTAAAATTCCTTTTCTAATAGGTTTAATGGGCTATTATAAGCCAGTTGACGTTTTTCTTCCGATTTTATTTTTTCGTTTCCCCCCTTTCAACACTTTTTGATTGTGTTGGTGGTGTTTTGTCATTTTTTTCTCTTTTAAATCCTTTGTCTTATTTCTTGGTTCAGAATAAAACCCCGTTACTTTTAATGTGACAAGGTTTTCCAGTGCTTTTTTGCGATGATCCATGCTTGTACGTACCCCAGCCATCAGATTTGCTTGTTTGGCGGCTAAAAGAGTCTTTTTCATTGTTCTAACGTACTGTTTTTGAAATAGTATGGCGCTTTTTATTGCTGCTTCTGTGGGTTTCGATTCAAATCCAAATTTGGAATAGTCTTTTCGTATTTCGGAATCAAGTTTGGCTGCTGTGTAATCCAACTTAACTTTTAATGAATCCCGTTCAAAAACAGCAACTGCATATAATTCATTATATTGCATCATAAGTGACGGTTGATTTATCCATTCCGATTCCAGATCATGTTCATTTATACGTATATCTTTCACATAGTCTAAGTTTGTTGTGGTCATATATGCTATTCCTCAATTTCTGAACAAGCCCGAAAAAAGGCTGCTCGTAATCCAGCCATGCCGGAATCAAAAAAGTTTTTTTCAAAATGGGTCATCATGAAAGATAATTCTGCACCCGTATCTAAATCACTATCCATTAATATTTTAGATAACCAATTTAAAATTGGACGTCTTGACGATTCTGCTTCGGCTGTAAATGTTTTTAATAATCTTTGTATTTGATACCAGCGATTAGTTTTACTCATATTGGAATTACAAAGAACCCTACATAATGCAGCAACATCAGATTGGGTTGCTCCTGCGGATTTTAATGTATTTAAAGCTTTTTTAACATCAGTAAAATCAATCACCATATCTAAATATTTTAATGCGTTTCCTGCCGAACCATTTGCTAAATCAACAATTTTATCCAAGACTTTTGGTGGGAATTTTTTTACTTTTTCCTTTTTTAAAATTCTTTTTAATAATTTATGTTGGTCTGATACAGTTAAGTAAGCCAACTGATAAATATGGCAACGTCTTTTTATTGTATCTAAAAGATTTTCAGGATTGGTGGTACACAAAATAATGTGTGCGTGTGAAGGTGGTTCTTCCAAAACTTTAAGTAAGGCATTTTGGGCGGGTTTTAACATTTGATGAATTTCATCCAAAAGCACAACTTTCTTTGTACCAACCATAGGAGTAAATTTTAAATTGGTTTTCATTTTACGGACACTTTCAATACTTCGATCATCCGCACTATCTTTTTCATCAATGTGTTTAGGGTGACATCCTAAAGCTATGGCTGTAACCCTACCAATGGAAGTTTTACCCGTACCTGCCCCACCCGTAAATAAAAAAGCTGGTGGTGGACTATCTTTTGCAATAGCATTCTGGATAGCTTCAATCACTTCTTTATTCCCAACAAAATCTTCAAATGTTTTTGGTCGGTGTATGTGTTGGAGACTCATATAGGTTCCTTTTCATAATACCCTGTGCATGTATCTTGTTTAGTTAAAGGATACGTACACAGTGTTTTAAAAAAGTCACACTTATTCCCACTATGAAGGTGTTCACATAATTCGGGAATGGTGGTTGCATTGGATCGTTGTTCTTGCCAATTTAATAATAGGTTTGCTATATATCTTGAACGTGGAATGCTCAATTTATCTGCGGCTCGTTGTAACTCATTTTTTAATGTATCTGGTATTACTATTGATACTGTCTTACCCCGACTCATTTTTATCTCCTTTAATTATGTCTTATAGATTAACACACTAAAATAAGGTTGTCAACCATTATATTTATAATATGTTTATAACATAAGTATAATGTTATCCGTACATTTTACCAATGGTTTTTAAATCATACTCAGTCATATCCGAAAAATTACCATCATCTTTACCCATTTTCGATAATTCATATTCCATTTTCATTGGTATTGGTAGCCATTTAAAATCCTTCTGTAAATTTTTAACAATTTTTTCTAATCCATTAAGGGCAAAAACCACATCTTTTATATGACAGCTTAGTATTATAGAGTCATGTATTTGTCCAATTAATTTGGCTTTTAATTTATGTTTTCTCAAAAATTTATTATATTTAATGATGGTATGAACCAATATATGAAATGAACATGATTGGATAGGGAAATTACAACATTGATTATCACTCATATATCCTACAAATCTAAATCCAAAATGATTTTCAATGAATCCGTATTCTCTATAGAAATCAACAATGTCTTTTTTCCATTTGGAATAAAGGGGAAATCGTTCTTCCCACATTTTCTTTTCAATATCTTTGCAATGTTCAAGAAAACTTCCAGGTGTAACTTCGCCGTTTATAAATTCACCCAGTTCATAAATGCCCTTGTCATTAATCCAACTTTCAACCGTTTGACCTGTTGGTAATTCTAATCCGGAATCAATAACATCTTCCCATAACATTTTTCCACATGATCCAAAATAATCACCGTAGAACTGTGCAAATGTCCAATCATTTTTAGTACAGAATCGTATCTTTTTGGCTTTCTTTTGTTCCTTTTTTGTTTTATAATTTTTAGCGATTAACATGGATTCTGGCAATTTCCATAATTCAGTTGCCAAATCTTTATGCATATCTCCATGTTGCACATCATAAATAAAAGTTGGGTCATTATGATAACTGGCGGAGGTTATTACTTCAGCCCCTCCAAAATCAGCTTCTACCAGAACATTATTTAAATTTATCATGGTGTAATCCCTTTACGAATTAACGCTCCTATTTCTGGGTCTCGTTTTGGTAAATTTTGCCAATTTGGACGGGATGAACTCCCTCGATATGAAATTGGTATATGTAGGTCAAAGAATGGATGTATTCTATCATTAACAATTTCTCGAAAAAACTGTCCTAAATAAGTGCCTCTTGCCTTTTCATATTTTTTCATTTCCAATAGTTTATTTACAAAGGGTAAATTCAAAGACTCCATAGTGGTTTTGTCAGTTTTAAATTGCCCTTTAGCGGTATAAATAGGAGGTTTACCCAGCACCTTATAAAATAACTTTCCTAAATCTTGATTTGATGTGATCTTGATCGGTCTGTGGTACATTTTTTGGAAACTTTTCGCCTCACGTCCTGAGGTTAGATATTGAGTGAGTTTATCTATTTTTTTCTGTAATACTTTTTCAGTTTTGGTATAATATTTTATATTTGCTGCAATCCCCGTATGTTGCATATTTGCCATCACGCCAAGACCCCTAATGAAAAAGTTATATGCCCGGAGTAATTTTTTATTTCCCACAATTCTTGGAATTGTTTTTTCATAAAGCATGAAGGTAAAAATACAATCTAATCCATTATAAGTTAACAGGTCTTTAAAAGGAGCCTTTTCAATCGTGTTAAATTCACCGTTTTTTGCCTGTAAAAAGGGTTTTATGCTTTTATCGTATGGCCGTACCCCAAAGTTAACAAACGTTTGAAATTTAAGCCCTGTTGATGCTGCTCGGTTATCAAGTACATGAACCCCCATCATAGTATCAAAATGACAGGCAGGTTTCGATTTTAAAAGTTCCATTGACCATATAGCTTCAAACTTCCAATTATGTGTAATTTTTTCTATAAATTTACTTCGTAATATTTTAATCCATAATTTTTTAATTATTGAAAATTCTTTCATTGTCCAAAATGATTTGTAATTAAACGGAAATGCAAAAGCCTTTGTGGGTGATACAGCGATGCCAATTGAAACAATTTTATGACCTTTACGATAAGGTTTCAATCCCGTGGTTTCATAATCATAGGCTATCTTTGTTCTGCGTTTTATAATGCGTTCTAAAAGCTTTTTAACATCTAAAAAATTAGTTACTTTTGTAACCAGGGATTCATAATCCAATTTGGGTATGTATGGCTTTTCAAACAGCACATCTCCAAATAATTTTAAATCCCGTTTGTACTGACTTTTTGCATTTATATCCCGTTTATTTCCGAGTATAAATTCAGGGTGGTGTATGGGTACAATATTACATTTGAATTTTTCATCTGGAATACAGTACATTCTCCATCTATTTACTGTTCGATTTGAGAAGTCTTTTCCAAATAAGGAAGTTATTGCTATTGGTCCACATAATAAAACAACTTTGGGTTGTAATTTTAGAATGGTTTTTTGCAATTTTGGATAACAACATTGAATTTGAGTGTGGGACGGTATTACGTTTGTTGGCTTACATGCAACAGCATTAATTTTCCAACAATCTCTTTGTAATATAATATTGCTAAGTTGTAAATGTTTTTTAAAAAAGAATGCAGTTTCTCCAACAAATGCATTACCATAAGCATCTTCATCTTCGGATGAAAATTCTCCAATTATTAATATTTTACGTTTGCCTTCCCCTGATATTTCTATTTTTGGATGTTGACTATTTTTGTCCAACTTACATTTATTACAATTTGGTTCTAATTGGTCAACATCCACATCGATTTTTGTTTGTTGTAGTTCCGCTGCTGTGAAAAAGCCCATGTTGTATCTCCTTATTCATCTTGTCCATAAAGGGCCGAAATCAGAGAATAATTGTTTGTCCCTATTCGTAGTCGTGTATTATCCTTATTTATAATTACAGTAGCAGAATATTTCATCATGTTTTTTAAAAATTCTGGGTTGATGCCAAATTCAACAGTTGCTCCAGAATATTTAATTTTAGATTTATGTTCCACTTTACCATAATTTGATTCAATCGATAGAATACATTTACCACTTTCAATTTTAATATTTATATAAGGAGAAAATGAATCCACAAAAACTGTAGTGATATCAATACCATCCGTTAATTTTTTGGGCAGGTCTATCTTTTTTCCTTTAAATTTAAACATTTTTGTCAAATCTGGAAACGTCCCCGAAATTTTCCGAATTGATAAAATACAATTGTATTTATTTTTAAAATGCAACCATTTTTTATCACTGGCATATTTAATGGGTCCAATACTAACCATTTTTTCAATTTCAGATCCTTGGATTAACATATCATCCATTTCATCGTTCATTACAGTTTTTACAACTCTTTGATTGTCAGTTGAAATGCATGTATTTCCATTTATGCTAACAGTTGTAAAAATATTATCCGTTTCTTCTTTGATATAGATTGATGCGGATGTTTTAATACAATCACAAAAGGTTTTGGGTAATTGTTTCCATTTAGCTTTCTTTATGTATTTTTCAATTGTTTTAATATTGGTTACAAAATCATCATCTTCAATAGTATTTAAACTGGCATTAATCCTATTTGTTTGAATGAAAACTTTGTTATCTTTTAACCCCATTTTAATTTTTGGAGTTTTGATCTTGGTCAATAAATTTAACAATTCATTGCTTCTTATAAACCCCGTAAAATCGGTTAGAAATGGGTGTCGTACCGAGATTGTATTATTATAGGTTATTACATTTTTCCCGGTAAAATAAAAATAACCCATTGAGGTGGAAGACCCCGCAATATTTATTCCGGGTTTGACTTTTAAAAGCGTGTTCAATAAGTCCTGCGTGTTCATTGCTTTCTCCTTCATTTAAAGTGGCGCAGGGAGACGGAGTTGAACCGCCACAGCCGAAGCCACTGATTTACAGTCAGCTAGTCTCACCACATGACTTGTGTCCCTGCTTATTTATTTCCATTTGAATTCCATATTTCAATATCTTGTTCGGTCAATTTAAAATGTATTCTTGTTCTGGGTAGTTTAAGGAACTGATCAAAAGAATACTTGTTATAATGTCCACGCAGAAGGTAAAAGAATCGGAATGTAGTAGCTAATTTTAGGGTCCAATAT